GTAACGTACCCCGTCAATGGTCTGACTGTGGATTGGGCTTGTCATGGTTTCCTTTCATGTATGAGGTATGTGGGTTATCGTTATGTCTTCTCCTCGGGGGGCACGCGCTGTCCGCTTGTGTCGGGGGGCGGGCATAGGTGAGGCCCGTTAGGAGGGTGCACATGCCAATGGATACAGGCGGCAAAGAGGCGGCGATCATCATGTTCGCCATGCCCAAGAAGCCCGGCAAGGGTGTGACCCCACCGACAGAGGCTCTCAAAAAGAAGGCTGGACCGTTGCCCGAAATGTCCGATTCCGAGGACGAGTACGGCGACAAGCCTATGAAGTGTGGGCACTGTGAAGGCGAAGGTTGCGAGGAGTGCGACCACAAGGGCTACGTCGAGGAAGACGACTATGAAGCCGGTGCCGAGGATAGCCACAAGAAGCACATGAAGATCATCTCGAAACTTGTCGAGATGCTAGACGAGGAGTAGGAGGACGAAATGCCAAAGGTAAACGGAAAGATGTATGCGTACGACGCAAAGGGTATGAAGGCAGCTAAGGCTGCGGCCAAGAAGACTGGTAAGAAGATGGTAGTAAAGACGGCGGCAAAGGCCAAGAAGTCTAAGTAGTCATGGCCGTGGCAGCTAATAAAGATAAGGCGCGTGCAATCCTGTCGTATGCCACCCCAAATCCGGTCGGCCCATACCGCCTTATAACACCGCCGTCTCCCGATCTTGGTCGCAAGACGCAGACACCAGTCATGCCCATAATGGGCGGCGCACTTGTGAACCTACCTAATCCGGTCAAACCAACCAAGCAGACAACCCCGGTTGCCCCACCTATGGCGGGCAAGCTGGTCAATGTGCCTAAGCAGCAGGGTCGGGTTGTTGATGCGAGCGACCACGTTACTGACGCGGAACTTGTAACGATGAAAGTAAGAAACGGTTGGCTGCCAGATAAATACAAAGATGACGTAGACGCTATTATGCAGTCAGCTCCTGAAAAGTTCAAGAATGACTTGCAACTTTCAGATAGGTATCAGTCACTGGTCAGGGGTGCTGAATCTCGTGGGTTTACAGGAAAAAATGCGGAGATAAGGGCCGCTGAGTTTATGTACCAGGATATTGACAAGGTGAAAAGAAGCGGTGTGCCCGTGGAAAACGTGCTTGATATTATCGCACTTCCTGATACCACCGACTTGTTGGATCATTTCGCCGGCAACCGCTCTGGCTTACGTACGCATTTTGTACAAGAAAATATACCTACGAAAGTTGTCAGCACCGACGTTGTATATCAGACAATCGCCAACGATTTGAGGGGTCTGAACAAAATCGAGAGGCGGACTTACATCAGTTTGCTACCCGGCTGGACTGGCACACATAAAGAGTTAGCTAATGCAGCAAGGAGTCTATCCAAATGAAGAAAGACCCACGGTTAGCACGAGCTGGTGTCTCCGGATTCAACAAGCCGAAGCGGACACCGAGCCACCCAACCAAGTCACATGTGGTAGTTGCCAAGTCAGGCAGCCAGGTCAAGACGATTCGTTTTGGTCAGCAGGGTGTGACCGGAGATCGCCAACCAACTGCGCGTCAGCGTTCCTTCAAAGCACGGCACGCCGCCAACATCAAGAAGGGTCCGATGTCTGCGGCGTACTGGGCGAACAAGGTGAAGTGGTAGCTACTGGTTGAAGACTCGCATCTCCGGGCCTTTGCATCTTGGCACAGGTAGCAGACTGCGGGTATTCATGCCTCGGCAGACAACCTTGTATTGTGGTATCTTGGTGCTTTGCCAGGTGCTAACCTTGTACCATCCGTCACGAACCGTGTAGGCGTAGAAGCCGTCGCTACATACCGTGAGTAATACACCGCTGTCAAAGCGGGTGTAGCACTTCACCGGGAAGTTAGAGGCGTTCGTTGGCTGCACGCATGAGATCATCAAGGCTACTGTCGTTAGTGAAACGAATAGTCTGCGCATGTTCTTCCTCCTTTGTTGCATCGTAGGCGAGCAGATACCCGACGGCATCTACTAGGTTGTCACGCTTAGGTACGAAGACCTCTCTTGCGAGTTTGACTTGTACCATACACATACCGACCTGTGCTGGTGTGACTTCTATCCCGAGCACCACTGACCATAGTCGGGCAATGTCCTCAAAGTTCTTTGACGGGTGGCCGTAGGCTTTCTGTCTGTCGCCGGTGACTAGGCTCACCGCCTCAGTTGCTATTGTTTCATCGATTGGTTTCATAGTATATGACCTCCGGTTTGTGGTAGACGGCTTGACCCATGTCGAGCTGGCAGACGTAGCCACCGATTCGACCTTCCTCTATTGCGTATGCTCGGTCATTGAGGTTGCTCACGACCAGCTCTTTGCCGCAGAGTTTGCACCTGATCATCTGCGGATTTGCCTATCGATTTCGCAAGACCGGCATAGCCCGTTGTATGTCTTGGGTACACTGATGTGGCAGTCGGCGCACACCATACCATCGTCATCGAAGTGGCTATCGATGTGCGCGAAGTCATCGCTTGCTATCTTCTGTTGGCAACTGTGACAGGTAATCGTCTGCTTACAGTTACATGGGTGTCCTATTTCGCAGCACATAGTTCTTCGTATTCCTCTCGGTTTAGTAGTTGGTTATTGACGCGATACAGGTAGTGAGATTGCTCATTGTGGTAGCAGCCGTACATCAGAACCTTGCCGATTGTTGAGCGGGTTTCTGAGCGCAGTCCGACAACCGGGTAGTTGTGTGTCTTGCAGTATTGGGTTCGCTTGTTAGGCTTGGCTACTAGGCGATGGGCGACAGCACGCTTCTCGATCTCATAGGCACTTTGTGTCCAGTCGTTGTATTCCTTTTCATGGATAGCCTCATTGAGCAGTTCGAGTGCGACCTTCTCGTAGTTCTTGATAGCGACGGTCTGATACATCTTGCGTCGCTTGGTTGGGGTCAAGCCGGCGAACATACCTTTACCAGCATTGGCGTTGAGGTTGGACTCAAACTCTGCTATGGTGAGTAGGCACTCGCGACGTACCGGGCAGGACTGGCAAGCTTTGAGGGCGGACAATGACGGCCCCGAGGTTTCGTTGTAGTTGAAGAACATGTCAATGTCCATTTCTTGACACGCTGCATTGTCAAGCCAGTTAGGATCAAGCAGGGTAGTAGCCTTCTCGAACTGGTCGAGGTTCATATGGTCAGTCGTATCCTCTGGTGTATGGGTCATACCAGGGATCGTGAGGTGGCTGGTTATCTTGGCACAGTCACAGTGTTAGGTCCGGGGGTTGTCCGTTTTGCCCTATTGCCAGGGGAAGGTTGTCCAGCTGCCCGTAGCAAGGTAGACCTGATACTCAGAGCAGAGCAGCCAGCCGGCGAGTATGCCGATCAGATACCAAGCAAGACGTGACTGCCTTATCAACCACAGTTGGGTTCGCCACCACGCTACCTTCAACCTGATGAACCTGCTGAATGGGTTCATAGCAAGGTCTCCTGCTTTGGTTGCTTGACTTGCTTCTTGCGTTCTTTGGTTGCCCATGTTGTACGGCCTTTGATGATGGGCAGGTAGTCCTCGGTTAGCTCGCAGCCTTTCCATTCGAAACCTTCAAGGATTGCTGCTACTGCTGTAGTGCCTGAACCGAGGAACGGGTCAAGCACGGTTCCTTTGGGTGGTGTCACCATCTTGATCAGATAGCGTATGAGTTGTACTGGTTTGACAGTTGGGTGGAAGTTCTGTGCTGGTGCGCCGGCGAACTGCTCGAATCCTTTGCTCTGTTCCTCGCTGGTATTGTTGGCTTTACGCATCATCTTACTGCTATTTCTGGTGCCCAGATGTTCTAACCCAGCATTGCGTTCCTTCTTACCGGGCTTGGCTTGGTAGATGAACGGAGTTAGATCATCTGCTTGTGACCATTGGCTATTGTGGAAGAAGCGTGATACTTCTTCTTGCTGTTGATCAAGTAGTTCTATTGGGCAGTTGGGTGTGCAGGTTGTATCGCAGTCGTGGTTGTGTGTCAGTAGTGTGTTTGCTGGGAAGCGGCCTGACTGTTTTCCGTTATCAACACGACCATCCAATAAACCTTGACCATCTTCAGTCATATTTTTTCTTATCGTTTTTGATGACTGGTGATTTGCAAATCTACCCCAATCGCCACCATCATTCTCATCAACATAACCAATACGAGTAGCATCTATGTTGAGGGCCCCTGTGCCATGCTGCTGTACGTTGGCAGCTACGGTTCCGTCAAGTGGCTTGCGTGCTACTACGATTGGTTCGTGTGATGGTTTGAGTGCTGTGCCCCAGCCGTTCCATTGCTTAGCTGCTTTGGTTGCTGGTGCTGTAACTGCCGCGTTTGCCTTGCTGAACCCACCGTAGTCAGACCCGCCTGCCTCTTTGCTTGCGCGTATCACATTCTTGTTTACGCCTACAACCTTACGCTCGGCCTTGGCAGCCTTGTCAATAGCCTTGCTAACGTTGAGCGACTTAGGAAAACCAGAACCATAGGTCCAGTGGATACTGTCACGTATCTCAAAGCCTGCGTCCTCGATGGCTACGGCCATGCGGTGGTAGGTACGGGTGCCGCCGAAGGCAAGTAGGTGTCCGCCCGGCTTTAGTACACGCAGGCATTCACGCCATAGATCTACCTGGTAGGCGATGCCGCTTGCGTCCCATGCCTTACCCATGAAGCCGAGTTCGTAAGGTGGATCAGTGACAATACTGTCTATGCTTGCATCGTCAAGAGTCTTGAGAGTTTCGAGGCAGTTGCCGACCAGCAGGCGGTCGGTGGTTGGGCTGGCTTGGGTCATACCAAAACAGGTGTCTTGCTTGCCCCCGGTCAGCGTCTACGGTTCTACCCATACCGACATACTCCAAAGGAGCAACATGATCTACCTACTACCAGCACTCCTGGCCATCGGCTATCTTATCTATCGTCTTGGCAACACACCCGAGGCTATTGAGATTGAGGCACGTATGGAAGCAGCTCGTGACTTGCATCGCCACAAGATGTACAAGTACGGCATGCGTATCTAAACAAGAAACCCCCGGCCACTTCTCCTGCCGGGGGTTTTTCTTTGTATGGGTTACAACAGCTTTAGGTTGATCTTGTGTCCTTGCCTGGTCATCTCTTCAACCGTGGCAAGTACCTGTCTTGCTTGGTCAAGGGACTCTTGCTGCTCGTCAGTTAGCGAGTCAGCTTCTTCGTAGGCTTTGACTTGGGCACGGATCATTTCAAGAGCGTCCATTGTCACACCGGTTTGGGCATTGGCATGGCAGGCTTCACGTCTTGCTTCGAGTTCAGCCGGTGTGTCGTTGCAGCCACACTCACAGCCTTCTACTGGTGTGCTTGGGATCTCGGTCATGCTTGCCTGCCTTTCTCGGTTAGACGGATAGTCATCTTGGCGTGCGGGTCAAGTGACAGTCGTAGATAGCAGGTGTCACAAGCACCCTTTGACCACCTGTGCCGGTTGGTATCGTTGATTTGAAAGGTCTTGTCGCAGTGGTTGCATGTCATTGTGAAGGTGTTCACAGCGCAGCCACCGCCATTGCCAGGAGCAGCAGCAGGAAGCCACCGACTATTACTACGATCGGGGCAAGCATGATGAAGTAGGTGACCTTCATCCACTTGGGTATGTAGGGTCGTGTGTAGATTACTTTGTCTGGGTCGATGTTTCTCATGCCTTGACCTCGCTTACCTTTTCGAGCTGGACTTCCTCGATAGCGTGGTCATTGCGGTTCATTACCCTGTCAAAGGCTTGTGCTACGGCAAGGTTTCTTGTTGGTGCCTTGATC